GTTTTGTTATTTTGTTTATTATTTGTTGTTTTAGCGAGTTGATATAAAATGCAAGAGGAAACTCAATCTACGAGCAAGTTTGCTTTTTTTCTAGGGCACCCTGAACCCTCACTCCTAAATAGGCGAGCTCCCTGAAGAGCGGGTTTACAATACAAACGCACACTTAACGATACTAGAAATGCATAACATATATGTTACAGATCGCCTGTAAGGGGAGATTAATTTGGCAATACATTGCGCGGGTGCTCTGCCTCACACCCTAGCTTTGTCCCTTCGATATAAGCAGACGCTTTCCAAAAGCGATCTTTCAACTCATCCCAGGTTGGGAAACCTTTGTGCTTCAGTTCGAGCGTTAAGTTATTGGTTTGCGCAATGCGCCACAACCATTCACGCTCCGCCTCAAACTTACTGCGTCCATACCAGAACCACTCATTCAAAGCTGAGTTCATTACGCTTGCCATGTGCAGCTCTGGAGACTCCGTTCCACTTGGGTTGCAAATAGTAAGCATCTTGTGGATAGAAGCCTCTTCTAGAGGACACACAACAGCACCAATGTCCTCATCCCAACGCCAAGTGCGTTTGAGGTATGAAACTTCACTGATGTGGATGAATGGACGTGACTCACTCTCCTTGTCAGCCATGGTATACTCCACTCCGATCTTAGCCATTGAACGTTGGATAGCAGTGTGGTTAAACCAATCTGCATCTCGAGACACATTCATGGCATTATCATCACCATAGGTGAGCAAATTCACGTATGTCTTGAAGTGGCGTGCCTTATCGTAGACTGATCCTGCAAAAGGACACAATTCAACAAAAGCAAAACGCATGTATAGTGCGTTTACCAAGCAATTCACAATAACAGTGAGAGGATGACCTGATGGGTTGGAACCGAAAAACTCGACCAAATCACCATCAAAATTGACAAAAGCGTAAGCCGTGTCTTCAGCGATGCAATCAACCACTGTCAACTGCTCAATCGCCCAACCGGCCTTATGCAAGACGCTGCGAATGATGGAGAACGCCAAAACGATCAGAAGTGCTTCCATCTTCTTATCAAACTTGCCGTAATCACCACATACGTTGCGATCCACACCGTGCTCAGTCAAGAACACATAGTATTCTTGCCATTCGAGTGACTGGACCGTGCATCCTGGAGATGACTCAAAGACGAACGGATTCTCTTGCATGAGCTTCACAAATGGCAGTAAGTACTTACGTACAACATAAGACCAGTCAGCCGGAGCAGCGGTAAAAATTCGCAGCTTACCTTGAGCGATCTTCGACTTAGCGCGCGGTTCATCCTTAACTTGGCCGCTAAAGACTGGACTAGCGCGCTGACCCATCGAATACTTTTCTTCAATGAGTTTGATGCGTTCCATCACTTCATCGTCAAACGTCATGTTTCCATCATCACCGCTCAAAAAGAACTTCTTGCTCTTATTGTACGGTTCACCCATTGAAGTCTTGAAGTTCATCTTATCAATAAAGCGAACTCCCTCAATTCCATTGATGGTGGCCTTGTGAGATAGCGGTTCTAACCATGGAATGCTTCCCACATCCAGGCGATCTAGGATATCATCCGTGTAAGCACGAGCAATCTCCTTCATAATGGATGGACTTACCGATCCAAACTTCTTCTGAGTCGAATCAATCAGTGCCAAACGCCATGGTCGCCAATCTTGAAGTTTGGGCACACCAAACTGAACATCCCATCCGCGCTCGGCCAAGATTTGCTTAGATAGCAGAGTTGGCTTAACCTTAGAACGAGCTGTAGTACTGTGACCTATGTAACTGCCAAATACCGCAATTGATCCCTCCTCAAGCCATCTTAAGGGCGACTTTTGACGAAGCGGTCCGAGCACCTTAGGGCGAGACGGGGACGCAATCACAGGGGCAGCACATTGTATCACAGGCATGGCAAAATGTGTCACAGCCTGCTCCACAACATCGGTATCAATGGATGTCGCCCAGACCACACCACTAGCATTTCCTAGCGTGTGAATGCCTAAAATCGCTGTCACGGGCTGGTGGGCCACAAGCGGTGATCCACAATCACCGACAACCGTGTTCTCAGAAGCATATCCAGACCACATGTCTAGTGTTGTGTCTAGCTGCTCAACACGCATAGTGGTTGGTGCAGCACACTTAACCTGGATACGTTTCGTTGCAACCGTTTTATCCTTGGTAACATACGTGGCTGTGTAAGCGCCACGCAATGATGGCTTGCGAATTAAAGATCGCAGGTCTCGCTTCGTTTCCCAGCTGTAAACCTCGAAGAAAGCAAGGTCGCGTCCTGGAATACGCAAAATGTCGGCCTGCGTCAGTTTGAAAGTCACATTGGGTGACGCTCCCTGAATATGAGGCATCACACTCAACGATACAGTCAAATCACTGCCTGTCATCAAAGTGTGATTATTTGTCATCCACAGATGACCACACGGACTAAAGACATTCCCTTCGCGCGCTATCACGCCGTTAGACACTTTAATCCTCGCGATATTCCGTTCCACAATGCTCATCACTTGATCATGTGGCAAGCTAGCGAAAGATACGCTCGTCTCTGATCGATCAAATGATGATGTCTCATAATCGTCACGCTTCCACACATTCATGCGTTCTGTCACTGGAAAGATGCTATCAGGTGCTGATTGGCGCAGTCCCTGCACTACAGGTGTTCGCCCCTTAATGGATTGATATAATCCATAGGAAACAACGAGGGCAGACATAGCGCCGATGCCTCCAAGAATATACTTCCACTTTCGCGACATGTAGCACGTACTAGTGGCATCGCCCAACCATTCGTAACACACCCTCTTATCAGATGTATAGTATTGAAAGCACTTCAATGTCAACTTCCGCGCAACTTTCCATTCCATAACGGCATGCGTAATGTTGCGTACACATCGAGATTGAGTATACACTTCCAGATACTTCCCGATAATCCAATGTGTGGCACGAGTAAGGCGTGATACTTCGCCACGAGCTTGTCGTGCAACGATCTCTGCGAGAACTTCCGCCATGGCAATGTCATCACTCTGCACCACAACATTCGCATGATGAGTCATGCGAATGGGTGCCACAAAGGAACGAATGACGGTACCTTCACGGGAAACGGTCGTCTTCAAAATGTAATTGTAGTCACCATCAGTGTGTGGGATGTAATCATATCGCCATTCATTGCCTGAGTCATACTCAGTTCGCGTGAATGGCTCGCCCATAACCATATCGACAGGTAGAGCGTATTCCCTCGCCTGGACAGAATATTCATTCACTAGAGGGCACACGCACTTTATTGTGTTCATGTCACACGAGCTACAGAGGGAAATCTCCTTCATAGCAGTCACACCCGCACCAGCGCGCGCCTGAATCAATTCAAATGCGCGCATCGTTTTAGCCAGCCACAACAAGAAACTTGTTGAATCAGTAAAAGATGCAACCTCCTCATAGCACGCCATTTCATTTGGTGCTGCCACAACCCTTTCAACCTTGATGTTCCAAAAATCCGGCCAGTC